GGTCATATCACAGAACATTCTATTGGGTTTCAGACTGTAAAGTCCCAATCTAAAGGACAGTTCAACGAGATTACAGAAATCAAATTGTATGAAGGCTCATCCGTATTATGGGGAGCCAATGCTAATACTCCAACAGTAAATGTTAAATCTGAAGCAAAAGCTGACATTAACGATGAAATCGGTAAAACGATTAAGTCATTAAGAACAGGCAATTTCACAGATGCAACATTTGAGTTGCTAGAGTTAAGACTCAAACAATTACAACAGTATCTATCAGAAATCGAAAACGGAAATTCAATTAACGAAGGTTCACAACCGCTTGAAAAAGCATTGGAAGAAGTCGATAATCCGAATGTTAAGGCTGAGATGGAAATTGTTAATTATTTACAATCATTTAAAATTTTCAACTAATGAACTTAGAAGAAGTAAAAGGTGCCTTTGACGGTGTAAAAACTGAAGTTAAAGAAGCATTTGAATCTGCAAAAGCAGAAAACAACGCTGCAATTGATGCAGTAAAAGCAGACATCACTGTTATTAAAGATGAAATTGAAAAATTAGAAGCAAAAAACAATCGTTTTACAATGAATCAAAATCAAACAAAATCTTTCAACCAATTATTGGCTGAAGGTATTGAAAAAAATGCTGATAGCATTGCCAAAGTAGGTCGTGCAGAAGCAAAGAATGCTGGTTTCACTATGGATACCAAAGCTGTTACAATGACTGAAGCTGCAGCAGTTACAGGATCTATCCCTCGTGAATATGCTAATCAAGTATATGCTCTTCCTTCTCGTAAAGTGCATTTAAGAAGTTTATTACCAGTAGGTCAAATGACACAAGGTATCTTTACATATCCTTATGAAAGTGCTGATAGCGGTACAATTGGTAATCAAACTGAAGGTAGTACAAAATCACAAGTTGATATGTTTGTTACTATGCAAGATGCTCCTGCTCAGTACATTGCAGGTTTCTTGAAAATTTCTCGTCAAATGTTAGATGATATCCCAGGAATGACTTCTTTCTTACAAGCTCGTCTTTTAGAAAGATATTTAATTCAAGAAGATGCTCAATTATTAAATGGTAATGGTACTTCACCTAACCTTAAAGGTTTAACTGTTGCTGCTTCTGCTGCAACTGGTACTGCTACTGTTGATGTTGAACAATTAGTTCAAGCAATTGCTCAAGTAGAAGCTTCAAATTATTCTGCTACAGGTATATTAATCAACCCAATTGATTGGGCTGCTATTGTTAACACAAAGAATACTGCTTCTGCATACTCTTTACCAGCTTCTACAGTTGTTACAACTGATGGTGCTTTAAGCATTGCTGGTATACCAGTTTATAGATCAACTGCAATTGATGCTGACAAATTCTTAGTAGGTGATTGGAGTCAAGGTGCTCAAATTATGCAAAATCAAGGTATCAACATTCAGTTCTCTGAATTTGATGGTACAAACTTCCAACAAAACTTAATCACAGTTCGTGTAGAAGCTCGTATTGCATTCCCTATCTATTATGGTGGTGCATTTGTTTATGGTGATTTTGGTAACATTGCTTAATCTTTAATTAGATTTACAATATAAGGGGTAGCCTAAAAAGCTGCCCTTTTTTATATATATAATTCTTACCTAAAATTTAGTTATTTTTGTAAAAATTAGCATAATGCAAATAGTAAGAGATATAACCGCTATACAAGAACCAACATGTCAGGTAATAACATTAGCAGAAGCTAAAAATTACTTAAAAGTAGATTATAATGAAGATGATGATATTATCAATAGTTTAATTTTATCAGCACAAAAAAGACTTGAACAATACGCTGGTATAGCATTTACACCTAGAACTTTACAAACAATAGCTTATGTAGATGCTTTTATAGAACTTCCATATGCTCCAATAAGTATAGTTTTAAATGTAGAGTTATTTAGAGCAGGAGAATGGATAGAATTAACACAAGGTGAAGATTTTTATTTAGTTGGGCCAACATATACTAAAGTTTATATAAAAACTTATCCTTCTTCAGAATTTAGATTTACATATCAATGTGGATATAATGAACTTCCAGAAAGCATCAAAACGGCCAATTTAAAGCTCTTGGCTGACCTTTATGACTTTAGATCATCAGAAAGTCCAAATGACAGATTAAATGAGATTCAAATGACTGCATATGAACTTATACAACCATTTAAACGTATTAATTACTTTATCTAATGATAAATCAATTTAGACAAAGAATTATATTTAAGAGCAAGTCAAGTACTCCTGATGGAGCAGGTGGCTTTGTAAATACCTTGTCAACCTATTATACTTCTTGGGCTCAAGTCGTAACTGATTCAAACTCAAGGACTAATATAGCAGGAAAAGATAATTTAAGCGATACTATTTTATTTAGAATTAGATATACTACTTCAAAAACATTAACTAATTCTCTTGTAATTAATTATAAATCAAGGACTTATATGATTAATTCAATCATAGACGAAAGAGATGAGCATCAATATTATTTAATAGGTTGTTCAAGTCTTAAGTAATGGCAACATTTAATGCTAAAATTACTGGTGTTGATGCTTTAGTTAGAAAGTATACTAATGCACCAAAAACTATAGCAGATGAATCTACAAAGATTATAAATGATTCTGTCAAAGAAATAGCTAATGCTGCAAAAGCAAAAGTTCCAGTTAAAACTGGTTTACTTAAGGGTTCTATAGGTTATACTCAGTATGCACAAGGTGTAGGTGCTTCAGTTTATGCTGATACTAGATATGCTGCTTATGTCGAATTTGGAACAGGAGATTTTGGATTTGGAATACCTGTTTACTCAAATGTTAATATGAGTGATTTAGAAAGTTATGCTTTATCGTTTAAAAAGAATAAAAAGTTTATAGGTATGCCATATAGACCATATATGTTCAATTCATACAGCGAGGTTTTAGGTAAGATGATTAACAAGATTAAGAAAATAAGAATATAAATATATTTCGTTAAATTTGTAAAAAATGAAGGACTGCGGATTTGCAATAAGGAAGGCTTATTTCGATAAGCTTACATCGGCTTCTTACTCATTAGGGGTTTATGATACCATAGCACCTGATACTATAGATCCACCTTATTTGATTATTAGTAGTCAAACACAAATAGAGAATAGCAATAAACAAAGCTTTGCTTTTAACGTTACTATTCAATTTGACATAGTTTATACAACCTTTAAAGCAGGTGAAGTAGGACAAAAAACGGTAGATACTTATGCTAATGAACTTTTAGGCATAATCGGAGTTAATCCTCCTTTATACCCATCTACGGCACCAGACTTTAAGATTGTCACTAGAAGGATTAGCTCTAATAATGCTACTTTTGACTATGTGAATGAAGTATATGTGTTTAGAAGAGTAATAACAATGAATCATTTCGTGAATCAATTAACATAAAAGAAAAAATAAAATAAAATGGCAACAACAGGAATTTTTAACGGAACTTCATTAGTAGTTCTAATCGGAACAGAAGTAATTGGATATGCTACTTCTTGTTCTTTAAGCTTGGCTATCGATACACCAGATTCATCTACTAAACAAAGTTTAGGATGGGCTGATGAGATTGGCGGTCAAAAATCTTGGTCTTTAACAACAGATGGTTTAGCTACAGTCGTACCTGGTACAGTTGCTACTTATATAAGTACAGCTGAATTAAATGCTTTAGCTATTGCTAGAACAGCAGTTTCAGTTAAATTTACTACAGTTAATAACTCCACAGTAGATGGCGTAACTCCAATTGTAGGTGATGTAGTTTATTCAGGTTCAGCATTTATCGAGAGCGTAGATTTGACTGCTGATATGGAGAATCCAGTAACTTACTCAGTTTCTTTCAAAGGAACAGGGCCATTAGTTATTGCAACCAACGCATAATAACCAACCAAAAATAAACCAAAATGAGAGGACAATTTGAATTAACTCTTTCCGATGGAAAGAAGATACCGATGCGTTTTTGTACGTGGAGTCTTAAAAGATTCTGTCAATTACAAGGCATAGGGCCTTCTGAAATAGGAGAGGCTTTAAGTGGACAAGCATCTTTAGACGCTATAATCAACTTACTGAAAGCTGCTGCTGAATATCCATTATACTCGCAAGGTATAACACCTTCCTTTACTGAAATTGAGGTTTGTGATTGGGTAGATGATATGGGAGGAATGGGAAGTTCAAAATTCCAAGATGTGATGTCAGCATTATCAGAAAGTATGCAAAGCGGAATAGAAACTGCCCCAACAAAGTCAAGTAAAAAAGATGGAGTAAAAAAAAATTAGAGTGGATTGACATAGAAAGATATACAATGGGGGAGTGCAAAGTGCTTCCCCATTTGTTTTGGGAGATGACTATGGCTGAACTAGATTTTGTTTGGTACGGATATAGACATGAAGAAGAGCAAAAATGGATTAGAACTAGGTGGCAGACAACAATGTTAATTAACATTCAACTACCAAAAGGGAAAAAGGTTAAGCCTAGTGAGCTTATGGAATTAGACTGTGATACTCGTAACTTTGTAAAGCCTAGGGTAATGGATAAAGATGAATTACAAACTGTGCTTAAAAAATATGGACATATATAAACTTATAGGATAATGGCAGACAATCAGATGGTTAAAATTGAGTTCGACTTTGATCTAGGAAATGTTCCTGCATCGGCTAAGAAATTTGCTGAATATCTAAAAGGAATAGAAGGTGGTTCTAAAGAAGCTCAAGCTCAATTAAAGCAATTAGGAAATGAAATAGATAAGACTTCTGACAAGATGAATAAGTCAGGTAATACTCTTAAAAAGACTAATCAACAATATATGAATCTTGCTTTAGTTATTCAAGATTTACCATATGGTTTTAGAGGTATACAAAATAACTTACCAGCATTATTGGGTGGCATTGCTGGTGTAGGTGGTGCTGCATATTTAGCATTTTCTGCAATCGTTGCAGGGTTAACTTTTTGGGATGAGCATAATAGAAAGGTTACAGCTTCTGCTAAGAAATTAAAAGAACAAGAAGATGAAGTTGTAAAAGGTGTTTCTAATGAAGCAGTAAAGGTTAATGAACTAATTGCAGTTTTAGAAAATGAAAACGAAACAAGAGATAGGAAAAAACGTGCCATAAAAGAATTACAATCTATTAATCCTGATATATTTAGGGATTTAAAATTAGAAGGAACTACAGTAGATGGATTAAATACATATTATAATAAATATATAGATAATCTAAAGAATGTTATACTTTTAAAACAGTATGAAAAAGATTTAGAAGCTATTATAAAAGCTGAATTAAAGTCAGGAACTCCATTACAAATAGCCAAACAAAAAGAACTTAAAAACTCTGCAGATTTATTAAATATAAATAATAAAGCAATAGGGGATAATATTACTGCATCTAAAGGTTTAACACTAAAAGATACAAAAGTAATTAATAGTATAAATGCTTATAATAATGCACAAAAACAAAAAATTGATTTATTAGATAAGATAAAAAAAATATCACCTGCTGTTGCATTAGGAAAAGGTAAAGACGAATCAGCAGCAAAAGCATCAAAACAAAAAGTATCAAAAAATCAAGAAGAGTTAGCTAGAGCAATATTTAATTATTATAAAGATAATTTATTTCAAGCTGAATATTATTTTAATCAATTGAATGATATTGAAAAATTAAATGCTCTAAAAGAAGCTGTAATTAATAAGGCTTCAAATGATGAATTAACAAATATAGAACAAACCTACGCACAAAAATCTATTAACTTTCATCAACAAATGGAAGATAAGAAATTTGCTATTAGAGAGGAAAGTTCAAAAAGAGGATTGCAATTAACTGAGGCTGATGAGAAAGCAAAGAAAAAAATTTTAGATAGAGAGTTTCAAAATGAAATGGATGCTATCCAAAATAGATTATCTGCACAATTAAAAGGTCATAGAAAAGAACCTTTAAAACAAGGGGAAGATTATAAACAAGCTGTTGCTGGATATTTAATTATGTCTATGCAAGCTGGTAGAACAGCTGAAGAAATAGATAAATTACAAGATAAAATAAATACATTAAATGCTTCAGCAGAAGGAACAGCTGCTGCATTTACACCTTTAGCAGATGTATTAAATAATTTAGCTACTAATACTCTTGTAGAATTTGGTACTCAAATAGGAAATTTATTATCAGGAGGACAATTTTCTCTTGATGGATTTATATCTATGTTAGCAGATGCTATTATTGAAATAGGTAAACATTTATTAATTATTTCAGGTTTATTTGCAGCAGTAGATGCTTTGTTTAAAGACCCTGCTACTTGGCCTATAGCCATTGCTGTAGGTATTGCTGCAGTTGCTGCTGGTACTGCCTTAAAAAATTCAGTATCACAAAAGAATCCAGTATCAAAATTTGCTAATGGTGGTATAGTTAGTGGCCCTACAATGGGTTTGATAGGCGAATATCCAGGTGCTAAATCTAATCCTGAGGTGGTTGCACCATTAGACAAATTAAAAGATATGTTAGGAGGTCAAGGTGGTGGACAATTTGTACTTAGAGGAAGTGATTTAGTATTAGCTTTGAATAGGTCAGAATCATCATTAAATTTAAGAAGAGGTTCATAATGGCATATTATAATAAATATAAATTTACGTTTGCGACAAGGGCTAATAAAACTGCTTATTTGTATTTGCAAGAAGATTTAGCTTCAGCTCCAACTATAATAGAATATCAAGGAGTAGATATAAATCTACAATATATACCTAATTCAGATGATCCGTTTGAGCCAATTTTTGCAAGTCAAATAGGAGTAGTAATAGACATTACTGATGATTTAGTTAATATACCAAACCTCGTAACAACAAACGATAGAAAGTATTTTGCTAAACTATTTATAGATTCTAATATAGAATGGTGTGGATGGGTATTGAGTGATAGTGTTAGTATAGGGTTTTCTACTGGTAGAAGACAAATGTCTTTTAATGCTATTGATGGACTTGGAATGCTAAAAGATATAGCTTTGCCACAATCATTTTCTACAAGTATTAATGATAAGAATAATCTTTTATATTTTATAAGATTATGTTTAAATGCGTTAACATTTCCAACTGATCCAAATATAGTAACTGTATGTTCTTATTTTTGTACCGGTATGAGTAATAGAAGTACTCAATCTTACAATGAACCATTTATTCAATCTTACCTTCCATATAGAACATTTTTAGAAAGTCAAACTGAATATAAAGATTGTTTGGAGATATTATCTAATATAGTAAAAACATTTGGGTGTAGAATATTTCAAGCAGGTGGCAAATGGTGGATTGTAGCTATTAATGAATTTGCTAATACAAATAATTGGTATACTGAATACAATTCAAGTGGTACTGTAGTGGGAAGTGGTAACAATTTAAACACACTTAGTACTATACAAGCATATACAGGTAATACAAGTGGTTTATATTTTACAAATAATTCTCAAATTAAATTATTAAAAAAAGGTTATAATAAAATTGTTATAAATAATTATATTAGTTATCCTGATAATTATATGTCAAATTGGGATTTAAGGCCATTGCAAAACACAAATCAGCCTTATAATTGGAATCCTGTACCAACAAGTACAGGTAATTCTTATCAAATTATAGATAATGTAGATGATAGTTATGCTACCTATAGATTAACTAGAGGTACAACTCCAACTAGTAAAATGACAATTTATAATACAGGATTACCAAAAGTTTGTTTAGGAGATTCATTAGATTTTTCAATGACTTTTTTATTAGGTAGTTCATCATCTGTAAATGGTTATGTTCAATTTTTTATTACCTTAGGAAGTTCTATTTATTATATGGATTATGATGGTTCTTGGTCTACAAATTCAAATAGATTTTGTGCAGTACCTGCATTTACATCTTATGCTCCATTTCAATTTAATATAAAATCAAAACCATTTCCACAAGACGGTCAATTAAGTTTTGCATTTTGGTTAGATTCTTCATCAACATCAGTTGTACAAGTAGGTAATTTTCAATTAGCATTGACTAGTACTTTAAAATCAGTAACATATACTGCTTTTACAGATAATAATAAACAGTATGTAAATACAATAGAAGTACCATATGGCTTTTATGCACAAAGCGTAACTAACTCAAGTATAAATCCAATACAAATTGGTGCATTATATCTTTCTAATGATAACATAGCAGTAGATTGGACAAGGTATGGTGGTTCAATTGGAGGTTATGTTAGTTTACAGCAACTACTAACACAGCAATATATTAATGTATATGGTAAAAACATAATAAATATTGATTGTAATTTATCTAGTTATTCTACAAGTAATGGCATATTTAATGCATCAAAACTCTTAAAAGCAACAGATACTGATCCTAGTATAATAAATGTGGCAAGTAATTCTTATATGTTAGGGAATGCTACTATTTCATACATTAATAATGAAATAAAATCAACATTGCTTCAAATATCAAATACAGATATTACATCCACAAAAACAACTAATTATTATTACCAATCAAGTCAAATCTAAAATATGGCATCAGTTATTAATGGAACAAATATAGTTTTATATTATTTCAATCCTTCTACTAGTGTTTCGGTACCTTTTGGTGCTGCAACTAGTTGCTCTTTTCAAGCTAGTGTAGATCAAGTTGAGGTAACAAGTCAAACATCTGCTTGGTTTAGAGAGTACAAAAATGATGTGACTACTTGGTCAGTTAATTGTGATGGATTTATATCACTTAGTAGTAATTACAATTATGCATACTTATTACAATTAGTATTAGATAGAACTCCAATTACTATTAAATTTTCTATTGACAATGATAATGGCACAGGTAGTGGAACTTTAGGATATACAATCCTTACTGGAGTAACTAATATAACAAGCATATCTTTAAATGGGCCAGTAGAAAACACATCTACTTATAGCGTATCTTTACAAGGCACAGGAAGTTATTCAATAGATGGTGTACAAGTTACACAACAAGGGATAATAGTAAGTGGTCAAATTGTTAAAATGTATGATTATACAGCTACTGGTGGTGAAACTAGTATAACCTTTACAGGTGCAATAGGAAGCTCTTGTATAAGTGTTACAAGGGGAGGTATTGAGGTTAGAGTCATTGCATCTTCAGGTACTCCAACAGATGAGAATGTGGTATTTAATACATCCACAGGAGCAATTACCTTTGCAACAGCTAGACCTTTAGCTGCTGATGAATTTATTAGAGCAATTTTTAAATAGAAATTAGAAAATGAGTAATCAATTACAAATAACTGGAGATTTAAAGGTAAAATCTTTAACAGGGGCATTGACTGCTACTTCTGGAATAGTAAGTTCACTTCCATTAGGCAGTGCAAATGGTATAGCTACTTTAGGGACAGATGGTAAAGTTCCTTCATCTCAATTACCAACATTAGGTTCTTCTTATAAAGGGACTTGGAATGCCTCAACAAACACGCCAACTATTGCAGATGGCGTAGGTACTGCTGGTGATTATTATTTAGTTAGTACTGGTGGTACTTGGAATGGTATAGTATTTACTGCTGGTAATACTGTTATTTACTCAGGAAGTGTATGGCAAAGAGCTGGTGGCGGTACAGGTACGGTTACTTCAGTTGGTCTTACTGCTCCTTCTGCTTTTTCTATTACAAACTCACCAATTACAAGTTCAGGAAATTTAACAATTTCAGGTGCTGGTACAACCAATGATTACATAAAAGGAGATGGTACATTAGGTTTATTTAGTACTGCTGCAATATCTGCAGTATCAAGTACTTATTTACCATTATCAGGTGGTACATTAACAGGTTCTTTAAATGGAACAATTGCTACATTCTCTAGTAGTGTAACTGCAAGTGGATATTTAGATATTTTAGGTGGTAGTTTAAGTTCTACAAATGGATTACATCAATGGTTTAATACATCAACAAATCAAGCTTGGATTCAAGCATTTGAAACTGGAGTAGATTGGAGACAAATAAACTATAATGGTTCAGTACATAACTTTTTAATTAATGATGTTACCACTTTATATGTAAGTAATTCTCGTAATGTAGGTATAGCAAATTCAAATCCTCAATACACTACTCAAATAACAAATACTGCAGCTAATACTGTTACAAATATTTTAGGATTACATAATGGTAGTAATGCAGCTGGAGTAGGTACAGGAGTTAGATTATTATTCAAACTTGCTAATTTTGAAACTTCAGCAGAAACTAGAAAATATGCTTCTATTGAAGGTATTAGTACATCTGATTATAATGAAGATATTGCATTAGTATTTAAAACAAAATCAAACAATGCAGACCCTGCCGAAAGAATGCGTATTACAAGTGGGGGTAATGTATTAATAGGAACTACAACAGATGCAGGCTACAAACTTGATGTTAATGGTACAGGAAGATTTAGTTCATCAGTTACTGCATCTTCATTTATAAAAAGTGATGGTACGTCAAGTCAATTTCTAAAGGCAGATGGTAGTATAGATTCAAGTGCATATATTACATCTGCAGGTTCTTGTGCTTATGCGACTACTGCAGGTTCAGCGACTACTGCAGGTTCAATTAGTGGATTTAACAATCCTACTACTGCTGGAACTGCTAATACAATAGCTTATAGAGATTCTTTTGGTTATTTATACGCTATTGCTTTTTTTGAATACTCAGATATTAGATTTAAAAATGTATTAGAAACTAATCCTATTATTGATGTTGATGGTATTGAAGTTATTAAATTCAACAGAAAAGATAATGCTTCTATCAGGTATGGTTACTCAGCACAACAAGTTCAAGAATTTGTACCTGATGCAGTTAGTGGAGAAAACGAGTTAGTAGTAAATTATAGTGATGTTCACACATTAAAAATAGCTGCATTAGAAAGAAGAATTTTAGAACTAGAAAATAAATTGAAATGAGTTTAAATATAAATTCTTTAGTAACTTATGCTAATTTAGATTCTATTTCAGGTTTAATACCAAATGGAGCATATCCATATACTTCAGATAGAATTGCAACTGCATTAGGTGTAAAAAACTATTACTATGTACAAACTTCATACTTATCAGGATATGCTAACAATCAATGTCCTGTGTATCAAGATATTGTAGCTTTACCTTCATATTCAGTTACGATATATGCTAGGGCAAGTTATAGCAGTCCAGCACAGCCTGTTAGAATAAAATATAAAATAGGAGATAATACTTGGAAACAAAAAACTATAACAACTCTTGGTAATCCTACATACTCTAATTTAGGAAGTATAACAGTTCCTGAAGGTGGTACTATTTATTTTGGTTTTCAAAATGTTTCAAATGTAAATGTACAATATGGAGTAGGTAATGGTGGAGGTTATACTGGATATTGTGGACAATCTTCTTCTTATTCTGCACAGTTTTATGCTGATTCTTCAATTTACTTAAATGCTAAGGTAAATACTTCACCACCATACATATATACTACCTGTTAAAAAAATTAGTAAATTTGTAAAAATAGAAAAATAATGTCTTGTAATCCTTCTAATGCTGATTTCAGACCAGCAAATTATAATATTCAGATATGGCAGAACAATACTTGGAGCCAAATACTCCAATTAACTGCTAATACCGTACCCATAGATTTAACGGGTGCGTTGGTTGAAATTCAAATAAGAACTAGACCGACTTCTACAACTGCTCTTTTGACTTTAACAATAGGTCACGGATTGACTGTCGGTGGTGTAAATCATAATCAAATTACAATAAATCAAGCGGTAAGTATAGCAGCGGGAAACTATGTTTATGACCTAACTATACAATTTCCAAATCAGAATGTTAAGACTTACATTTGGGGTAATTTTATTGTATTTCAAGATATAACACAATTATAATGAATACAGAAATAGTAGTAACGAACGATATTATCAACATTAATGTAACGGACCAAATTGTTATTATAGAGGCTCCATCTGGAGCATATCCTTTACCTAGTGGTGTTTATTCTGTTTATGGTAGAACGGGTAATGTAGTGGCACAAGAAGGCGACTACAATTTAACCTTATTAGGAGATGTTACTATTTCTACTCCTTCAACTGGACAAGTTTTAAGATACAACGGAACTACTTGGGTAAACTCAACTGAATCTTATGTAGGTACTGTTACAAGTGTGGCTGCAACTGTTCCAACTGGTTTAACTATTTCTGGTTCACCTATTACAAGTGCGGGAACTTTAGCTTTTGGTTATGCAAGTGGCTACTCAATACCTACAAATGCAAGTCAAACAACTTGGGATACTGCATATAGTAGAAGTTTAACTTCGGCTGCGGTTACGGGAACAACAACAAAGACTTTAACATTAAATCAACAAGGCGGTGGAACAATTACTGCTTCTTGGAGTGATTTAAATACAGATGCGGTTACTTCGGTTTTTGGTAGAACTGGTGCCGTTGTAGCTACAAGCGGAGATTATTCTACTACTTTAGTTACCGAAGGCACTAACCTTTATTATACCGATGCAAGAGCAAGGGCATCTAATAGTTTTGTAGCAGGAAGTGGTGCTTATAATTCTACAACAGGAGTTATTACTATTCCTACAAATAACAATCAAATAACTAATGGTTCTAACTTTATTATTTTAGCATCTTTATCTGCTACTACCCCATTAAGTTATAATTCTTCTACGGGTGCTTTTAGTATTAGTCAATCAAATACTACAACAAACGGTTATCTTTCATTTACTGATTGGAATACTTTTAACGGAAAACAAGCTGCGTTAAATGGTACTGGTTTTGTAAAGGCTAGTGGTACTACAATTTCTTACGATAACTCAACATACTTAACAACTATCTCTGGTATTACTGCGGGAGGGGAATTAAGTGGGACTTATGCAAATCCATCTTTGGTTAATTCAGCGGTAACGGGTAAAGTTTTAACGGGTGTGAATATTACTGGTGGAACTGTTGTTGATACAGATTCTATATTAACTGCATTTGGTAAAGTACAAAATCAAATTAACGGATTAATAGGTGGATCAATATACAAAGGCACTTGGAATGCTTCTACAAATACTCCTACCTTAACAAGTAGCGTAGGAACAAGCGGTAACTACTACATTGTATCGGTTGCGGGTTCTACAAACTTAAATGGAATTACTGATTGGCAAGTGGGAGATTGGGCAATATTTCAGGGTAGCGTTTGGCAAAAGGTGGACAATACTGATTCGGTAGTTTCTGTAAATGGATTTACTGGTGCGGTAAGTTTAACAACTTCAAATATTAGCGAAGGCTCTAATCTTTATTATACTAATGCTAGAACAATAGCTTCTAGTTTAACTGGATATACAAGCGGAGCGGGAACAATAACTGCAAGTGATACTATTTTAACTGCAATACAAAAGCTTAACGGAAATATAGGTTCATTAACAACGGGTGTTTCAAGTGTGTTTGGTAGAACTGGTGCGGTAGTTTCTGCAACTGGAGATTATACAACATCGCAAGTAACAGAGGGAAGCAATTTATATTTTACAAATCTAAGAGCGCAATCTGCAATTACTTTAACTACAACTGGTACAAGTGGGGATGCTACATATTCTAGTGGTGTTTTAAATATACCAAATTATGGTAGCGCATTAAGTTCTTATGTACCATACACAGGTGCAACTGCTGATTTGAATTTAGGAAGTAGGAATTTATATGTTAATAATATTTTTGATGGCTTCAGTTCAATTACTGCTTCAGGTACTCAAGTAGTTTTAACAGTTTCTTCTGTACCAAGTTATTATGTTAGTGGTTCAGGAGGACAGACAATTAAACTTCCTGATGCAACTACTTTACAAAATGGAGCAGTATATGTTTTCAATAATAATCAAAGTAGTGGTGCAATAACGGTAAATAATAATTCAAATACATTAGTTGTATCAATACCTTCAGGTGGATATTGTACTTTAGAATTAAATGATAATTCTATTGCAGCAGGTTCTTGGGATAGACATTTTCTAGCACCATCAAATGTAAGTTGGAGTACAAATACTTTTGATTATGCTGGTTCAATTACAAGTGCTACTTGGAATGGAAGCACAATAGCTATCAATAGAGGTGGAACAGGTGCAACAACGGCAGGAGCTGCTTTAACTAATTTAGGTGGTCAGCCATTAGCAACTAATTTAACATCTTTAGCAGGATTATCTTATGCTTCTACTTCATTTGTAAAAATGACTGCATCAGGAACTTTTGCTTTAGATACAAATACATATCAAACGGCTTTAACTAATCCTATTACAGGTACAGGAACAAGTGGTCAAATAGGTTATTTTAATGGAACTACATCTATTACAAGTGATGCTACCTTTACTTATTCTCCTACTGCTCAACATTTAATTAATAATAGTGTTACTGCTGCATCAGCAATAGCAAGAGGAACTAACCTTACTCCTACCTTAATAGCTTCAGCTAACTCTGATGTATTAGTAGGATTAGATATTAACCCTACGTTTACTTTAGGAGCTTTTACAGGAACAACAAGTGCTGCTTTAAGAGTTGGTGGTGAAATTATTACAACTGCAAACAATACTTATAATATTGGTAACTCAACTAATAACTTCAATACAGTTTGGGCTTCAACCTTTAGAAGTACAGGTAATGTTAGTTTATTATCAGGTGGAGGAACAACAATTTCATCAGCAACAATAAATATTGTTGGATTAACTAATGGAATTATATTTAAAGGTGCATCATCTACTCTAAATGCTCAAGTATTTTCTAATGGTAACTGGCTTTTACAACAAGGAGGTACTTTTACAGATGCAGGATATAAATTAGATGTAGCAGGAACAACTCGTTTAAACGGATTACAAACATTTGTAGGAACTACTGCAAGTGATGGTGGTCAGCTTGGTTCGGAACTTGCAGCAGTAACAGGTACAGGTACTAACTGGACTTTAGCAGGTACTAACTTAAACGTAGGTGGTTATACACATACAACAGGTTCAACAACGGCTTTAACGACTTCTTTAGCTGCGGTAAATGGTAATAGTTATCAAATAGTTTATACTATTACAGGTAGAACGGCAGGTACAATAAATATTAGTTTTGGTGGTCAAACATCAGGTACACAATCTGTAAGTGGAACTGTTTATATTAAAGCATCAAGCACTTCTGTATTAATAATAACTCCAACAACGGATTTTGATGGTAACGTTATTATAAGTCTTAAACAAGTTACCGCAGGTTCGGCAACAACTACTTTTCAAAATAGTTCAGGCACTGCAAATATAGAGGTAAGAGCAAGTGGAGTTTCAAATACAAACACATTTATAGGATTAAATAGTGGTAGATATAACGTAACAGGTGGAACTCAAAATACTTCATTAGGAAGTGGAGCATTAGCTTCCATACTAAGTGCTAATAACAATACTGCAATAGGATATAATGCAGGAACTTTAATTACAACAGGTGGTGGTAATACTTTAATAGGAGTAAATGCAGGTCAATCTATTACAACAGGTGTTAATAATACTTTCATAGGTTCATCTGCAGGGACAAGTAATACAAGTGGCGGTAATAACGTAGCTATTGGGTCTTCTGTGTTAAGTAGTATGACTACTGGAACAAGAAACGTAGCTATAGCAGGTGATTCTGTAATGTCTAGCCTTACATCAGGAAGTGATAATATTGCTATAGGTAGAGCTGCTTTATTTAATATAACTACTTCAAGCTCTAATATTGCACTTGGAACAAACGCAGGTAGATTTATAGCAAATGGTTCTACTGTGGCAACGGTTGTAGATAATAGCATATTTTTGGGCACTAATAGTTATCCTCAAGCCAATTCCCAAACCAACCAAATAGTAATAGGCTATCAAACAACAGGATTAGGTTCTAACACAACAATAATAGGTAATAGTTCAACAACTACTGCTGCTATTTATGGTAACTTACTTTTAGGAACAACAACAGATTCAGGTTATAAATTAGATGTTAGTGGTACAGGAAGATTTACAGGAGCATTGACAAGTAGCAGTAGTGTTCAAGCTGATGGTAGTAGTGTTGGCTTTTTAATTAATCAAAATGGTGGTGCAGCAGGTTTAGCAACTTATTCAGCAAATACTGATAGAGCACAAATTGCTTTTAAATATGCACAAAACTTTCCGAGTTCAAATAACTATACAAGGGTTTTAGATTTAGTAGCTACAGGAGATGCAACAGGTGGTGGAGCAATAAGATTTTTAACATCAGTTAATAATGCTACGCCTGCTACTACAATGTATTTATCTCCATCAGGTAATGTAGGTATTGGTACAAGTAATCCTAGTACTACTTTAGATGTAAATGGTTCAACTACAATCACAGGAGCAGGAAATACTTTAACATTAGCAAAATCAAATAATTATCCTGCATTAGCTTGGCAAGGTTCAACATATACTAATTTAATTGAATCAGGTGATGGATATATGGCATTTACGCAAAGTGGTGCTGAAAGAATGCGTATTACAAGTGGGGGTAATGTTGGAATTGGAAATATAGGAGCATCAGACCAAAGATTAAGTTTATCAGGTGTTGATAATACCTCTTCTAATTATGCTTTAGTAGTAAAAAATAGTTCATTATCAACTATATTATATGTAAGAAATGATGGTCAATGTTATATTTCTGGACTTACTTGGGTATATGGTTCTGATAGAAGATTAAAAGAAAATATAAATTACATAGAAACAGGTCTTGATAAAATATTAGCTTTAAAACCTGCTAAATTTGATTACATAGATGGTGCTAAAAATAATATAGGATGGATTGCACAAGATGTTGAAGAAATAATACCCGAAGCAATATCAATAAATACTATTAATGATAAAGGGCATTTAGGACTAAAATCTGATTTTATTGTACCATATTTAGTAAAAGCTATACAAGAACAACAAGCATTAATCACATTATTACAAGCAAGACTAGACAAAGCTGGATTATAATTAATAAAATTATATAAATTAATACTTATATTTGTAAAAAATCAACACTATGATAACAATTAACGAACAACAACTAAAAGATTTAGAAGCATTTATTAATCAAATTCCAACTCAATACGGCTTACCCCTATTGCAGTTTTTAGGTAAATTAAATGCAGAACAAAATCCTCCAGTAGAGGAAGCAAAAGAAGTATAATGATGCCACATAGCAACCAAGCTGACACATTAACGATAGTAAGTGGATTAGGTGCCGTAGTAAGTATCACAAGCATTCAACCTATTGTCACATTATTAGCAAGTTTGGTTGCTATTGTATCTGGAGTATTTGCCATAAGATATTATTGGAAAGCTACTAAAAAATTCAAATAATGCGAGACATTGTAATTACTTTAGTGATTGCAGTAGTTCTTATCTTCATATTTAAAGGAAGGTACAACGGAAACGAACCTACAATAGTAACGCATACCGATACTATTTACAAGCACGAAATAATGAAGAAATATATTAAGGGAGATAGCATCCCTTTTGTTGTTTTAGATATTGATACAACATTAATACACGATACTGTACGTATAGTTCAAGATTATGCGTACGTACGAGCCTACTCGGATACTATAAAAGTTGATTCTAGCACTTTTATCATAAACGACACAATCTCCCAAAACAAGATAAAAAATAGAGGCTTTTACGCAGACATAAGTCAAAAAACGATAAAAGTGGAAACCATTAAGACAATACCATCCAAAAATGAGGCTTTTCTAGGCATATTAGCCGATTTAAGGACATTTGACAATAAAGTGGGTATAGGTGTTGGATTAGGAATTAAGACGGCTAAAAAGGGCTTATTTACAATATCTGTTACTACTAATCAATATTCAATAGGATACTATGCGAGATTTTATTAAAAATATGTTGGCAGACGAAAGAGGTTCTATAAGCCATAAAAGGATAATAGCTACAATAGGTGCCTTTATTCTGTTTGGTACTTACTTATGGACTAAGGATGTTAAGCTAGGAGAATTGGTATTTTATTTGGTTTGTGCTTGTATGGGATTTGCTACGATAGATAAATTCACAAAATGAAAGAACGAACAATCTTAAAGGGTGGTTTGATTGTTTGGGTTATTTTATTAATATTATTTTTATGTTAAGTAAAAAAGCAGTTGATTTAATTATTCAGTTTGAGGTTGGAGGTCGTGCATTCTATGACAAGAAATTACAATCCCCTATTTGGGCGGGTGGGGATTCTGGCATTACTATTGGAATGGGTTACGATTGCGGTTATGTAAGCGAGAAACAATTCTTTTTAGACTGGGGTAATAAATTAACCCCTAATTTTCTGGAGCCATTAAGAAAGGTTATAGGACTTAAAGGCATCCAAGCCAAGCAAATGCTTAAAGGGGAATTGATGCAAGTTAAAATTTCATACAATATTGCATACGAAGTATTCGTTAAATGTTCGGTGCCTAAGTATTTTAAATTGACTAAGGCTATTTACCCAGAACTAGAAACATTGAACGAGGATACTCAAGGCGCATTAGTTTCTATGGTTTACAACAGAGGAAACAAGTTAGAAGGAGATTCAAGAACAGAAATGAAAGCCATTGTAGAAATGGTAAAGAACAAGAATTACGAAGGTATAGCGGAAGAGATTGAGAAAAGTAAAAGACACTGGGAAGGAAAAGGATTAGACGGATTAGTAGTAAGAAGGGAAGCGGAAGCAGATTTAGTGCGAGATAGTTTAGCATAAACCAAAAACCTAAAATATGGGCGGGAGCAAAACAACAATAAGTGGTCAAATAATACTTGACTACTTAGCAAAATATCCAGCTTGGATGCCTAGCAACACTTTAGCTACTTTAATCCTAAAGGAGAACAAGAATCATTTTACTGACAAAGAGAATGTGCGTTATTTAATTCGCTATTACAGAGGCAAGACTGGACCAGTAAAGATGGCCGTTAACAATAAAGAATACTTAGAAAAAACTAAAAGAAGTTGCAGTCATTTTGTTCAGCCTGAAACTTGGGCAGAAGAAAAGGTTGTATTTAATTTACCGATAGGAATAAAGAAGATGGGCTTTATTAGTGACATTCAAGTACCATTCCACGACCCAAAGGCAATAGATGTTTGCTTTAATCATTTAACTAAAGAGGGAATAGATACGTTATTTATCAATGGCGACCTAGTAGACTTTTACCAATTAAGCGATTTCCAAAAAGACCCTAGAGTAAGAAATTTTAGTGACGAATACGAAAGCATACTAGAGATGCTAGGATTTATAAGAAAGTCATTCCCAGATTTAATTATTTATTACAATTTGGATGCAAATCACGAATTTCGCTACGAAAGATATATGAGGACCAAAGCACCAGAATTGTTAAGTTTGCAATTGTTTGAATTAGAGGATTTGTTAAAGCTTAATGAATTTGATATAAAGCCACTTAAGAATTTAGATCACGTTAAGTTTGGTAAGTTGCCAATAATACACGGAGATACTACATTCAAAAGGGGAAGCGGTGTAAGCCCAGCAAAGACCCTTTACGATAGGGTTAAGCAATCGGCTATTGCAAGTCACGTTCATAGGACAAGCGAATACACGACAAAGAACCAATTTGATGGCGAGATGTTTACTTGCTGGACAACTGGTATGCTAATGCACCCTAACGTTGAGTATTGTAAGCACGTGGATCAGTACAACGCTGGGTTTGCTATATTAGAGAAAGAGACAAACGGAGATTATAGAGTACACAATAAGAGAATAACAAAGAGTAAAGTATTTTAAATAAAAAATTATGAAGATGCCTAAGAATTGGAATAAACTTAATTTATCCGAACAAGAAGTTTGGTTGGTAAAGAAGTATCAAGAAATGGTTAGCGAAATTGAATCAGTTAGTAAGATGTTAGCCAAGATAAGAGGTGGCAATAGAATTGTAGTAAAGGAGATTGAACGACCAGACGAAGCATTACTTAAATCGTGAAAATAAAAATTATATACAAGAAACTAGGCCGCGAACAAGCGCACGGTATTGCTGAAAGTGACGGCAATGTATATATAGACGCAAGATTAAAAGGTAAGAAGCATTGTGAAATATTGATTCACGAAGTATTGCATTTACTAAACCCAAAGGATGACGAAAAAACCATAATTCGCAAAAGTGTAACTTTGACTAAGATTCTGTGGAATGAAGGCTACCGTAGGGTAGACGATTCAAATGACGAGCCGTTGCAGGATGGGTCAATTTAGGTTGTTTTTTCTGGTTCATATGGTTCTCCCTGCCGAAAGGTGGGGAGTTTTGCTTATATTTGTGTTTAGATATACTAATGGTTTCGGAGGTGCATTTCTATGCTGCCTCCCTTTTTTTGCTCAAATGTTACCAATTTGGTTACAATGTTCCAATATAGAACATACCATAAAAGTTTACAAATAGAGAACTTGTCGCTCATAAAAGTTACCTAATAAGGCAACTTTGAGCCGTATTTGACCGATAATCGGCTCATTTTAGACCGATAAAAAGAAATTTAAATAATTTATTGTTTGTATTGTAATTGTTTGTATCTTTGTTGAAACAAAACCAAATTAGTATGAAAACACTTTTAAGCTTAAACACAAATTTTTATCCATTTAATGGAAACTTTATCCCTCAAGCTGGGGACAACATTTTCTTAGACTATTCAATAGAAGATACTAAGTTCTTCGTAGTAAAGTTTAGGACTATTGACCTAGCCAACAATCAAATCATTATCTCAATCGAAAAAATCTAAATTATGTCACAACAACAAAACAGGAATTTTCAGGCAATCGTTATAATAATCTTTGCCTTTATCGTAACTGCAATCCTAGAAAACATTTAAATCCTATGAAAACAGAAAAAAAAGAAGTAGTCTGCATTCGACTGCCAGAATCAATCAAGAAAAAAGTAGATGCTGAAGCTAAAAAAATGTATTTAGCACCCAGTAAATTAGTATCAATTATCGTACAAAAATATTATGAATCTAAAAATTAAACTATGCAATCATTAATCTATCAAGGGAAACAACTAAAACTACATCAAAGAGCAACTTGCCTATTAGAACTACTTAAAAAGGCTCAAGCAAGGCAATCTAGCATTGAAACAGATCTACAAAAATGGAGAGGTGCAACTTGGAACAATCCTATTAAACTAATGAATCGTTATGAGGATGACTATCTTATTAAAATTGCTAGAATGAACCAAATACAAAAGAGAATCTTAAAGTCATATCATTTTTTGATACTGGACCTTTACCAGATAACCGAAGATTTTATGTTACCAATAAACCTTTTACATTTTTAATATGACATACATAGACAATAGCAAGTTCCAATTGCAAAGAGAAATTTACATATTAGAGGTAGAAAATGAGATGTTAAGAAACCAAATTAGAAAACTTAAACTAGAACTAAATGAACTACTGGTCAATGCCAAGCCTAAGAGAAAGGCAAAAAGCGAACCGTCAAAAGATTAATTATGTGGACAATATAATTAAGGAAATATGCAAATTTTATTCTTTATCGTATGAAGATATAACTAGCAAAAGTCGTAAAAGAGAAATAGTAAAAGCAAGATTTATTGCCATATATCTAATTAGAACAGAAACCGACTATGTTTTAAGTCAAATAGGTAAATTATTTAATAGGGACCATTCAACAATATTACATTCCATTAAAATAATTAACAATACTTTAACACTTAAGTACGACACGGATATTTCGGATGAAATGAGAGAAATAAAAAAGATTATAAATAATTTGACTTATTAACAAAATAGTCTTAATTTTAATTATTATTAAACAAAAACCAATAGTATGATTCAATTACAAACAAATTCACTTATCAACATTTACAAGGCTTTGGCAGCTTTTCAACAAGACTGCCCAGTAATTCACAAGGGAACAAATGGTCATAATTACACCTATGCCGATTTCCCTACAATTCTTGAAGTA